ATAACTTTCACAAATTATTTGGGAAAGAGTTTAACTTACCTATGAGAGTCGAGTGTCAAGTAGGACCCACATGGGGATCAATGGAGGTAATAAATGCAGATAAGCGTAATTGATGTAGGACAACCCACCACTCATGCTAGTGCTAATGGTAGATCATATGAAATGATTGAAGTTGCATACAAGAATGAGAATGGGCAAATTCAACAAAAGAAGTTAATGTCATTCAAAAACCCTGACGTTTACAAACAAGCTTTAACATGGGAGAAAGGTGCAACAGTCCATATACAAGCTGAGAAAAACGAAAAAGGTTATTGGGAATGGATTGGCTTAGGAGATGTACCAGTAGCTAGTTCATCACCATCATCACAACCCAGTAAATCTAATAGCAATACTAGAGTTACTGGTTCTAACTATGAAACCAAAGAAGAACGTGCAGCACGACAAGTAATGATTGTTCGTCAGTCTTCTATCTCTTCAGCAGTCAGTGCTTTAACGGCAAGTAATAATGTTCCTTCAAGCAACGACATTCTATCTCTTGCAAAAGAGTTTGAAGATTATGTTATGGGTAATACTACTGTTAATAAAGCTGATGGTGGAGTAGATAACTTTGAGGATGATGTTCCTTTTTAGGGGCATCTTCTCTCATTATGTTAGCTCTAATTGATATGGATATAGTATGCTATCGTTGTGCTGCTTCAGCAGAAAACGATGATGTAGGAATAGCTATATACAGACAGAATGAATTACTTGATCAAATATTAGAGATGACAGGAGCTACAGCGTACAAAGCTTACCTATCAGGTCAAAAGAACTTTCGTAAACAAATCTACCCAGAATACAAAGCTAATAGAAAGCAACCTAAACCTATACATCTGGATAACTGTAGAGACTATGCGATGCAGGAACAAAATGCAGAACTCGCACCTATAGGATTAGAAGCAGATGATGCTCTAGGAATAAATCAGACTAAAGACACAGTAATTTGTAGTTTAGATAAGGATCTATTACAGATCCCTGGACAACATTACTCATGGGAAATTAGTGGTAAAGGATGGAAAAAACCACACACATTCAGAGAGATTACTGAAATAGAAGGACTTAAACTATTCTATGAACAATGCCTTAAAGGAGATCGAACAGACAATATACGAGGCATAGAAAAGATTGGAGATAAAAAAGCAAACTCAATATTAAAACCATACACAACAGAACTAGAAATGTTTAATGTAGTCAGAGATATGTATGGTAATGATGAAGAGTTTTTAATGAACGCTAATTGTTTATGGATATTACGAGATGAAAACGAAACGTTTACAGAACGCTTTGCCAAACTTCAAAAGTAAATTTGAACGTAGTATTTGGGAACAGTTAATAAAAGAATACAAAACTTGTCAGTATGAATGTGACTCGTACAAATACGAGCAACCCATTATAATTCGTACATATACGCCTGATTTTAAAACAGGTAAAGCAAGAGTTTATTTAGAAACAAAAGGTAAACTAGATTTAGAAACTCGTAAGAAAATGATATGGTTTAAAGAATGTAATCCTAATGTACGGATTATATTTTTATTTCAAAATGCTGATGTTAAACTACGTAAAGGTAGTAAAACATCTTATAGTGAATGGGCAAAAAAGAATAACTTTGAATGGTTAGATGCTAGAAAGGATTGGATAAGTGCATATAAAGAAATGCTCAAAGAATAAAGATGGTTCATTTAAATTTGAAGTAGATGTAAACAAAGATGAAGCTGCTTATTTGTTTAATTATGCTCTTAATGATTTAATAAAAGCAGGGTTTATGCACGTAGATTTAATTACTGAAGCTGAGTATGAGCTTAATTTATTTAGAGAAGATGGAGGAGATCTATCATGAAACATTTAGTGATACCTGATTGTCAAGTTAAACCTAAAGTAGATACATCTTATTTACATTGTATTGGTAACTATATAGTAGCTAAACAACCTGATGTTATTGTATGTATAGGTGACTTTGCTGATATGCCTAGCTTATCAAGTTATGATACAAATAAGAAATCATTTGAAGGACGTACATACAAAGCAGATGTTAAATCTGTTCACACAGGAATGGAACTACTTCTAGGTCCTTTATGGGACTACCAAGATAGACAACGTAAAGATAAAAAGAAGATGTACAGACCTCGTATGATATTGACGTTAGGTAATCATGAAGATAGAATAGATAGAGCGATTAACACAGATCGTAAACTTGAAGATTTAATTAGTATAGGAGATCTAAACTATGAACACTATGGTTGGGAGGTGTATCCTTTTCTTGACGTGGTTGTGGTCGATGGTGTTGCTTACTCACATTACTTTGCAAGTGGTGTCATGGGAAGACCAGTTACATCAGCACAGGCTCTCATTAATAAAAAGCACATGTCATGCTTTGCAGGACACCAACAAGGACGGCAGATTGCCTATGCAAGAAAAGCAGATGGCACTGAGATTACTTGTATTATAGCAGGGAGTTGTTATCTACATAATGAAGACTATCTATCCTCACAAGGTAATAATCACTGGAGAGGGGTCTATATGTTACATGAAGTAAATAATGGTGCTTTCGATGAGATGGCAGTTAGTTTAAGATATTTAATGAAGGAGTATAAGTAATGCACCCATTAGAAACAATATATAAAAAAGCAGTAGAACAAGTTACAAGTGGAAAAGGTAATGAAAGACATGGTGATGGTGATGACTTTATGTTACAGCCTTGGGTTAACATTACTAGAATACATGGACGTGGTTTTCTAACAGGACAGGCACAGAAGAAACTAGAAGAGGCAGTCCGTAATCGAGTCGGTCATAACTACGACTGGTATGAGCGTGAGTTACTTGGTGCTATCAATTACTTAGCTATGGCATTACTTGCTGAATATGAGATTGGTAAAAGTACTACGGAGGAACTACATTGATTACTATTGAAGAATTAGCTGAACAGCTAGAAACATTTAGTGAGGTAGACTTACTAGAGATACTAGACATTGATTCAAAAGAATTAATTGCTAGGTTTATGGATAAGATAGAAGATAAGTATGATGATCTTGTATCTGAATTTACTATTGATTTAAATGAGGAGAATGAGGATGATTAATTTACCATCGGTATATCAAGACGTTATTGCTATGTCTAGATATTCTAGATATATTCCTGAGAAAAAACGTAGAGAAACTTGGGATGAAACTGTAGATAGATTGGTAAACTATTTAGAAAGTAAAGCACCAGAATTAAAGAAAGATTTAAAAGAAGTTAGAGAGGCTGTTCTTAACTTAGAAGTAATGCCTTCTATGCGTTTATTAATGACAGCAGGAGAGGCTGTAGAGCGAGATAATATTGCTGCTTATAACTGCTCTTACCTTGCTATTAATAATAAACGTGCTTTTAGTGAAGCTCTTTATATCCTAATGAATGGTACTGGTGTTGGTTTTAGTTGTGAACGACAAGAGATTAACAAACTACCTGCAGTACCCACTGAAATGTCAGAAGTCAAAGACATTATTGTCGTTGGAGATAGTAAACTTGGATGGGCGAAAGCCTTTAAGAAATTGTTATCCAGTCTTTGGGAAGGAGATATACCACAAATTGACTACTCACATATTCGACCACTAGGAGCTAGACTAAAGACATTTGGAGGTCGAGCTAGTGGTCCAGGACCCTTAGAAAAACTATTTAAATTTGTTATTAACAAGTTTGTAGAGGCTAAAGGACGTAAACTAAACTCTATCGAAGTACACGATATTATGTGTATGATTGGTGACATTGTTGTTGTTGGAGGTGTCAGACGATCAGCTTTAATCTCTTTAAGTAATCTCACAGACAGACGTATGAGAGATGCTAAAACAGGTGCTTGGTGGGAAAAAGATGAACATCGTAGACTTGCTAATAACTCAGTAGCTTACACAGAAACACCTGATAGTGAAACGTTTATGGAAGAATGGTTAGCTTTAGTTAAATCTAAATCTGGAGAACGAGGCATCTTTAATCGTGTGGCTGCTCAAAAACAAGCTAACAAATGGGGAAGACGTGATCCTACTTTAGATTATGGTACTAATCCTTGTAGTGAAATTATTCTACGTGATAAACAATTCTGTAACTTAACTGAAGTTATTATTCGTGCTAATGATACAGAAGAGTCTTTAACTAGAAAAGTAAGACTAGCTACTTTGTTAGGGACTATACAATCTACACTTACTAACTTCCAATTCTTATCTCATGATTGGATTAAGAATACAGAAGAAGAAAGACTACTTGGAGTATCATTAACAGGTATTATGGATTGTAAACTAACTTCAAATCCTGATCCTAAAATGTTAGAAAGGTTAAGAGATGTTGCAAGAAAAACAAATGAAACATACGCTAAAAAACTGGACATTCCTGTGTCTACGTCAATTACTTGTGTTAAGCCTAGCGGCACTGTGTCTCAGCTTGTTGACTCTGCTAGTGGTATACATACACGACACAATGACTACTACATTAGAAGAATACGTATGTCTAAAGCAGACCCTATATATGACTTCTTAAAAAACAAAGGTATTGAAGTAGAAGATGACTTGTTTGATAAAAGTAAAATAACGGCTGTATTTAGTTTTCCTATGAAATCACCCAAAGGTGCTATACTTAGAGATGGAATGACAGCTATAGAACAATTAGAAAACTGGCTTATTTATCAACGTCATTGGTGTGAACATAAACCTTCTGTAACTATATCTGTTAAAGATGATGAATGGATTCAAGTAGGAGCCTGGGTATGGAAACACTTTAATGAGATTAGTGGAGTTTCTTTCTTACCTCATGATGGTGGATCATATCAACAAGCTCCCTATGAAGACTGCACTAAAGAACAGTATGAAGAGTTGTTAAGTCGTACTCCTAAAACCATAGATTGGTTAGACTTTATTGAAGAAGACGATAATACAGTAGGACAACAAACATTAGCTTGCACAGCAGGAAGTTGTGAAATATAATGAGAGTTTGTATAATAGGTAGTCGTAGTTTAGATAAAGCAGAAATAGTTATGCCTATTATTGACAAGTTCTTTAAAGAGCATACTAAAAAACCTCAAGTTATTGTTTCAGGAGGGGCTAAAGGAGTAGATACTTTTAGTCAATTATATGCTGAACATAATGGACTTGACTTTATACAAATATTGCCGTATCATTTATTAGATCCCACTGTTGATTTTAACAGTAAATACTTTTTTGTTCGTACTAAACAAATGATAAGTAATGCAGATAAAGTACTAGCAATATGGGATACAAGAAGTAAAGGTACTGAGTATGGTATTAAACTTGCTCAGAAGTTAGATATACCAGTAATGGTAGTTAAAGTACCCTAGTTTTCCTTCCTTTTTTTACTAGGGTTTTTGGGGAACACCTGTAAGAGTTTATGCCTCTTTCCCTCCTCTCTTACAGGTAGTTCTTTTAAGGGAGAATTATGTTAGAATATGTATTAGTTATTTATATAAAAGATCATCCTAATTATATAGGTAACTTTGAGTCATGTGCTGACGCCACTAAATATATTCAACAATGTTATTTTAATACAGTTATGCCTAGTGACTATTATGTATCCTGTCAACATCAAGACTATTTGTTTTTACCTAAAGGTTTTGTAGCTATTTACCCTGAGGACTGTTCCAAAGATTAATAGGAGGAAACTCTAAGTCTTTCCACTCAATCATAATAAGCTATTTAAATAATCTTTAGTTTCTGCAGGTAATTTAGTTTTCCAATCACCACCATTAGCTTCTACTAATTTATCTACATTTCGATAACCATAGTTATAAGCAGCTAAAGCTTTTTCTTTGTCTCCACGATAGTAACTTACTAACTTATCAAGATAGTTTTGTACCCATTGAGCTTGTTCCATTACAGAAGAAGTTTCAAGATCTATAGAAGGTAAACCAAATCCTGGATCTTTTGCTGTACTAGGTAATATTTGGAATTGTCCTAATGCACCTTGAGGTGATTTAATTAATTTACCTGCTTTATCTCGATGACCTTGTTTTGATTCTTTAGGTCCTAACTCATTAATTACAAAATCTAAATTAAGTTCTTTAGCTTTTGTTTGAGTTATAGGAGGTTCTTGTTCTACAGGGGCAGTTGTAACTCCTTCTGTAGGTGCCGTTTCTACAGGTTGTTCATTAACTATAGGAACTGTTTCTTCTTGTACTTGTTGTGGTGTAGGTTTAAGACTATCTAAAATAGCTGTATTATCTTGAGTAGCCATTAACTTACCATATGTTTTAATACTATTATTTAATGGTACTACATATTTATTATTAAAGTTATTTTTAGCACCAGGTACAATAACTAATCCTTGACCATCTGTTTTAATAGTTAATCCTAATGTAGCAGCTTCTGCTTCCATTTGTTTATAAATTTGAGGAACAGTTCTTTCAATACTTTGAGTTAGGGTACTTTGACGAGTCATATCTAATGATCTAACATCATCACTTGTAACAAAGTTTGATGCCATACCTGCCATAGTTTCAGTATATAATTTATATTTATCAGCAGGAGTATCATTTTCATTATTAAAAGCCTCTTCAATACGATCAAATAAAGAGTTAGCTACTTGAGTACCTTTAGTATCTCCTGATAATTTAGTTAAAGATATTTGAATACCTTCTTGTACCATTGATTTATTTTTATTAAGAGGACTTATATTTAACATTTCATCTAATGATGATATTCCTGTATTACCTTGTTTTTCAAACATTCTATTAATATTACCAATAAAATCAATGTACTCACCAGTATTAAATTGAATACCAAATACATTACCTACAGTAGATATTTTTTCTAGCATACCTGCTATTTCTGGAGTAGCTCCAAATTTATTTCTAAAATCTATTTGTATTTGATTTTCA